CTGGTGGACAGGGTGGAAACGCTGGAACAGGTAACGGCAGCCAGGGAAATGCCGGCGGAACAGGAAACCAGGGATCGTACAGTTTTGCGCAGGCGGAAGAGATTGCCAATGCGAGAGCAGACAGAGCTGAAAAAGCGGCGCTTCGTTCCTATTTTCAGCAGCAGGGAATGACAGAGCAGCAGGTGAATCAGGCAATTGCCGATTATAAGGAACAGCAGAAAAAGAATCAGCCGAATGTGACACAGCTGCAGCAGGATCTGGAAAATTCCAGAAATGAAGTTCAGCAGATGAAGAACGAGAAGTTTTTATCCGGAAAAGGTGTCAAGGCGGATGATCTGGACTATGTGACTTACAAGGTTTCCAAAATGGTAGATGATAAAACGACATTTGAAAAGGCAGCAGAGAAGTTTTTAAAGGAGAATCCGAGATTTGCCGGTGGAGGTTCTTACCGGATTGCAGATTCTTCAACAGGTAACGCTTCAAATGGTTCTGGCGGAAACATGAACGTTTCCATCAATGACCGGATCAGAGCTGCCGCG